CGCGAAAGAAGCAATGGACTGATTTAGATTTATCTTTAACCATACATCCAATCCGTAAAGATATTGTTCCATTACGCGATGATGTAGCGATAGGTAATGCTCTGAAAAATTTGCTCGTGTCTAATTTTTACGAGAGGCCGTTTGCAGTAACGAAAGGTGCTAACCTTCGTTCGTTATTGTTTGAGCCTGCTGATCACTTTACTAAAATCTCAATGAGAGATAATATAAAGCGAGTGATTAAAAGATTTGAGCCTCGGGTAGATATATTAGGAATAGAGATAATAGACAAAAGAGACGACAATGCATACAAGGTAGTAGTCAACTTTCGTATCAAAGAGAATGATATAGAAGAAAGCATTGATATAGTACTAAGAAGATTAAGGTAGAATTATGGCAACCAATTTAAAAGTAACAGAATTAGATTTCGATGATATCAAAAATAATTTAAAGAACTTCCTCAAACGTCAAAACGAATTTAGTAGTTATGACTTTGAAGGTAGTGGTTTAAATATACTCTTGGACGTTCTCGCATATAATACTCATTATAATGCGCTGAATGCTCATTACAGTTTAAACGAATCCTTTTTGGATTCAGCTCAGATAAGAGGTAATGTTGTTACCCGTGCGAAGTTATTAGGGTATATACCTCGTTCAGATTTATCGCCTCGTGCTATTGTTAATATAACAGTAGACCTAACAGGCAGTGCAGGTGATGGTCATAACTTTGATAATCCATTAGCATTAGCTCGTGGTACTAAGTTAAGAACAGTATTACCTGATGGTGAAGAATACAAATATATTGTATTGAGTAATAATACAGAGAATGATACAGGTGAAAAGTATATCTTTAATAATGTTACTTTAGTTGAAGGTGAGTTAAGAGAACTCAAGTACAGAGTAGATAACGATATTGAGAATCAGAAGTTTCAATTATCCGATGTGAATGCAGATACATCTACATTAAGAGTCAGAGTACAAAGTAATGAGAACAGTAATAGCTTTGACATCTATACTCAATTTGAATCTTTAGATAAAGTTGATTCAGGGTCAAAGGTATTTTATTTACAAGAGAATCCATCAGGGTTCTATGAGATATACTTTGGTGATGGTGTAACGGGACGTAAGCCAACTAATAACGAAGTTGTTACAATTGATTATGTTATCACAAGTGGTGCAGAAAGTAATGGTGCAACAACATTCTCAATGGTTGACTCTATTGCAGGGTTTACTGCAGATGCTCCAGTAACAGTCAGTGCTTCAGTAGGTGGAGTTGAAAAAGAAACAACAGAGAGTATTCGATTCAACGCTCCGCTAACATTTATTACTCAGAACAGAGCAGTTACTTCAGAGGACTATGCATCTATTATTAAAAAGAACTTTGCTAATGTAGATAGTATATCTACTTGGGGTGGTGAAGATAATGATCCCCCAGATTATGGTAAAGTATATGTATCTATTAAACCACTATTGGCTTCATCGCTAACTGCTTCTGAGAAATCAACAATTACAGATACGATATTAAAAGGTAAAAATATTGTTTCAATTGTTCCAGAGATTGTGGATCCAGAGTTTACTAATTTAGAATTAGACGTATTCTTTAAATACAATCCAAACCTTACAGATAGAACATCAGTTGATTTACAATCTGTTGTGAGAGATACTATTACAGATTATAATTTTGATAACTTAAATAAATTTGATGGAGTATTTCGATACTCACAATTAACAAAGGCAATCGATAATGCTGACCAATCAATTATTAACTCAACATTACGTCCAAGAATGCATCAGACATTTATACCAACAGCAAATGCAATTAATTCAAAACTATTAACCTTTGCTGCGCCGTTCTTTTTATCAGGTGAATCATCAAGGTTTATTTTAACATCAACCGCATTTAAAGTTGGTGGCATTGATCACTTCTTTGGTGATATTCCAATATCAGGAAATACTAAACGTCAAGTAATAGTTTATAAAATAGTTGATGGTAATAATATTACTGTAGTACCAAACGCTGGTGAATTAGATCCAGAGAAAGGAACAGTTCTTGTAAATACTTTTACACCTGATGATGCTACAGGAATTACAATTACAGTAGTGCCTAATAGTTTAGATATAGCACCAAAGAGAAATCAATTGTTATCTATAATAAACGATAAGGTTATAATTACTCCACAGGTTGATACAATTGCAGTCGGTGGTTCTTCAGGTTCTATTGATTATACAACAACATCGAGAATTAAATAATGCCATATAAAAAGACATATTCTCCAGGCATTTTAGAAAATAATACTTCTACGCTTCAAGGTACTAAAGAAGATATTCGTTTAGACCAATTACTACCAGAGAATATTGTTAATGATAATGAGAAGCTAAAGAAATTCTTAGAAGCTTATTATACATTTATGAATATGGACGAATTCATATTCACAGAGAATGAAACATTTTCAGACAGAGTTACTGAGGGCTCTATTAGAGTTAGAGTAGCAGACCCTAAGAATGAGAATAACAAATTCTTTAATGATCCTACAGGTACTGATAGTGTACTAACCGTTTTAAATAGTGTTACTAATCAAATAGATACTATTCCACTATCCGCATTAAATGTAGAGATTACTAATGGTAACGAATTACCAGGTTCATTAGCAGGTACAACAAACCAAACAGGTAAAACATTAACTATAAAAAATCTACCAGTAAATGGTATATCACTTTCTGATACAACTACTCAAGATGCTGAAGGCAATAGTATAGCTGAAACTCCAAAGTATGAAGGTCAGATAGCTACATTAGTAACTCCAGTTACTAACTGGGTAGGACCAGGACCATCTTATGTTATGAATACTATTGAAGAAGCAATGGATATTGATAACAATGGTTTAAATTATTTGGAACTAATGCAAAAAGAAATAGCAGCTACAGTTCCAAGGTCTATAAATGTTAACAAAAGAAATCTTTATAAACAAATTATAGACTTTTATAAACTTAGAGGATCTAGAGAATCTATTGAAATATTTTTTAGATTATTATTTAATGATAGTGCTGAAGTTGAATTTCCATATGACTATACATTAATACCATCATCTGGTGCATGGGATATTAATTCTGCTTTACCTAAAGGTGGACAATATTTAGATAACAAAGGTTTCTTATCAGATAATATTAAACTACATGATAGCCATAGGTATCAAAAGTTTAGTTATTTAATTAAGTCAGGTGTTAATGTTTCTGATTGGGAACATGCATTTGATAGATTAGTACATCCATCTGGATTTGTATACTTCTCTGAGATTTTAATATTCTTAGAGTTAATACAATCGGCTATTGTTAATTTATTTAGTAGGATGCCTGATAACCAACCAGGTGCTATTGGTCCAGAGGATATACCTCTAGTGATAGAAGCGTTTGCTTCTCAATACTTACCTAATGTAGAAGCTAAGATACATCGTAATGCTCAGATATCTTTAACACTAAATAATTCTGGAGCTGTATCTGCAGTAGAAATATTAAATCCAGGTTATGGTTATGGGTCAGCCCCTGCTATTACTTTTAATGGAGTGGCTAAGACAGGTCAGACAACTTCAAATCCAAACATCAGTATAACAATTGATAGCAAAGGTAGATTAAACACAGATGGTATTACTATTAATAGCGCGGGAAGTAATTGGGCTCAGCTGTTCGCTTCAGTAGCAAGTAATACAAATGCTGGTAAGATATCAACATTAGAAATGTTAGGTAGAGCAGATAAAACATATTCATCTGCACCTACTATTGTAATAGATGCACCAACATCAAAAGATTCAAATGGTGATCTATTAACAACTAATGTTCAAGCAACTGGTACATTCACTTTAGATTCTGAAGGCGAAATATCTGCAGTTAATATAACTAATGTAGGACATGGGTATATTAGAGATCCTAAGTTAAGAATCAATAGTTCATCAATGAATGAGAATAGAGTTAAAGAAACTCCTGAAACTATATTACTTCAATTAAATCATGCAGAACAAAAACCATATTCTGGTAAACAAACAAATCCAACAGGACCAGGTTCTGTTAGAGCAAGAACATTATTTAATGGTGGATTATTAACAATAGGAGAATTGAGTTCAGGACAAAACTGGACTGTCTCTCAGGAATCAACTGGTAACACTAAACAATTACCAGCTCATGAAGTTAAGTTAAGAAATAGTAATTTTAGAACCATTATAAATAATGGATATAAACAAAGAAGAGGTACAAGTAACTTCTTCACATCGTCTAGATTGTTTGATAGTAACCAAACAATTGAGTTTTTAGGGAGCAATACTCTTCAAACTATAGACTCAACTAATATAAATAAATATAACACGTCTACTTTTATAGACATTGAATAAGAAGGGAAACAATTATGGCAGCAATAGTAACATCAAATTTTAGAGTTTTAAACGCAGAAAACTTTAAGGCAGATGTAGGTACGGATAAAGTATACGTTGGTATAGGTAAAGCAGACGCATGGTCTAACTCTACATCAGACGTTACAGATGATCCTGTCTCACCATCATATCTACCAAATGATCATTTGGACGATGAGGGTCAGGCAAGAGCTAACCTACTTGCATTAAAGAAAGTCGCAGCAAGTGACATATCACATGTAGTAACCAGGTATGACTGGGCATCAGGAACAACATACGATGATTGGGATTCAGCAGATCCTAATATCTTCGATAAAAAATTCTATGTATTAACATCAGAGTTTAAAGTATACAAATGTATCTTTGCTCCAAGTAATGCATCTACAATTCAACCAGTACAAACACTTACAGCTCCAACAGCAGAGTCTGATGGATATATCTGGAAGTATATGTATACCATATCTACTGCAGATTCTGAGAAGTTTCTCACAACATCATATATGCCTGTTAAGACAGTTTCCCTAGCATATGCAAATGATGCTGCTGCAGAAAGTGCGTTATCAGAAGCAGACTATGCTCAATATTTAAATCAGAAAGCATCAAGAGACCACGCAAAAGCTGGTGGTCTTGAAAGGATTGTAGTTACAGGAAACGGTACTGGATATGATAGTAAACCAACAGTTACTATTTCTGGAGACGGAAGTGGTGCAACTGTTATAGCAGCTCAAGTAACAATGGCTGGGTCGGGTGGATCTCAAACTGTATCAGCAATTGCTTTAACAGATAAAGGAACAGATTATAGAGTAGCCAAGATTAGTTTCTCAGGTGGTACTCCAGATACAGTTGCTCAAGCTAGAGCAGTTATATCACCTAAGCAAGGTCATGGTGTAGACCCTATTAGAGAATTGGGTTCTTTCTTTATATCATTAAATGCTAAACTTGATAACTCATCAGGTGATGATATTACTACAGGTAATGATTTCAGACAAGTTCTATTACTAAAAGATCCACAAGTACATAATGCAGCTGCTTATGGTGGTGCTGCAGCTACTGCAGATGTTATTAAACCAATGAATGGTTTAGATGTGTCATCTGGTACAATAGCTAACTTACAAGTAGATGAAGTTATTGTCGGTGGAAGTGGTAACACACCAACTGCATTTGTAACTGAAGTAGATACAACAAACGGCATTGTGTATTATCATCAGAACGATAAAACAGGATTTGAACCATTTGATAATGGCGAAACTATTACAGGACAAACCTCGACTACAGCTTTAGTATTAGAATCATCTAATGCAAATGTTGTATCAGGAACAGGTGTTGATAGAAGGTCTGGAGAATTGTTATTCTTAGAACATAGATCACCGATTAGTAGAAGTGCAACACAAATTGAAGACATTAAAGTTATTATAGAATTTTAATAATAATAGGAAATATTTATGGCAACGACAAACATATATCATAAAAGCGATGTGACCGGAGGGTTTGACGATTTTGTCGAATCAAAAAACTTTCATCGTGTATTATTTAGACCAGGACATGCTGTCCAAGCAAGAGAGTTAACTCAATTACAAACTTTATTACAAGCTCAGCTAGATAGGTTTGGCCAATATAATTTTAAAGATGGTTCAAGAGTTGTCGATGGTAAAGTAACTTTAAACAATGAATACGAATTTTTAAAATTAGAATCATCTTTTACTCATAGCTCACAAGGTTCTCAAAATACAGATACTGATTTGGCTAACTATGTTGGTAAAACAATCCTAGGTGATACATCTGGAGTTCAAGCCACTGTCCAAGCTGTTGAAGCTGCATCGGGTAGTGACCCTGCAACTCTTTATATTAAATATATAAATTCAGGTACTAATAATACAACATCAACATTTACACAAGCTGAAGAAATTAGAACAACGACTGGTACAGTATTATATGGTAAAGTAAAACCAACTTCAGATACACCAACAGGTAAAGGTGTTATAGTAAACATTGAAGAAGGTGTATACTTTATAGCAGGTAATTTTGTATATGTTCAAGGTCAATCATTAATACTAGATAAGTACCAAACACATAATGATTATATAGTTGCACTTAAAGTTGTAGAAGAAATTATTAGTTCTACTACTGATACTTCATTATTAGATAATGCATCTGGTACTCCAAATGAGGCTGCGCCTGGTGCACAAAGATATAAAATTGGTACAACATTAATTAAGCAAGCTATTACAGAGGCTGACCCTGCTGGTTTGGTAACAAGAGCAAATGCTAGTTTAGGTGAAGCTTCTTATGTTACTTTATTAACAGTTAAAGATGGCCTAGCATTTATCGATGAAACAGATAAAACTCTTGATACAGAATTAACACAAAGGTTAGCCTTAAGAACATTTGAAGAGAGTGGAGATTATAGTGTTGAGCCATATCAGATTACAGTTAAAGAATATTTAAACACAGGAACAAATAACGGATATAAAACTACTGCACAAATTATTTCAGATGGTGATGCTGGAAATACTTCAGCTGCCACAACATTTGGTAATGATAGACTCGTTGTATTAGTTGAAGGTAATACAGCATATGTAAAAGGTAACAGAGTTAAAACAAATATCATTAGACCAGTTACAGTAGAAAAGCCAAGGAGTTCTGCAGACAAACATACAATCAATACTGCAACAACAAGTTTACCAGTAGGTAACTATATTAAATTAAATGCAAGTACTGTAAAAGGTATGCCGGATGTAAATACATTTAATACATTGAATTTACATAGTGCTACTGGACAGGGTGGTAGTGTTATAGGTACTGCAAGAGCTAGAGCTTTAGAATATGTAAGTGGAGAATTAAGACTCTATATATTTGATATTAATATGACTGGGTCAAATGTATTTAGTTCTGTTCTTTCAGTAGACCAATCAGGAACAACTCAAAACTTTATTGGTGATTTATCAAGTGCTGGTAATTTATTTGATGTAGGTAATAATGGATTAGTATTTAAACTTCCTGCAGAAGCTGTTCATACATTAAAGACAATGAATAGTGGTACAGAAACAGAAGCTTATTCAATATCATATATAGTAAAACAAAGATTCGAAGTAAATTCTTCTGCTATAGTTGCAGTTAACGATACTGTTAATGAAACCTTTGTAAATGTTTCAAGTATTACAGCTTCATTGGGTACGGGTGTAATTGATGTGACACCAACTATAACAGGTACAGACGGTGCAACAAGTTTAACATTTACAGATGTAAGTGGTGTTACTCCAGGTTCTGCTAGATTAAAAGTAATGGCAGACGTTCAAGTTAACCTAGAACCTAACACTAAAGCAAAATTAACAATCACTGGACAAAGTGGTTCTCTTACAAATGGAATATATAATTTAGGCAAAGCTGACATCGCAGAATTAACAGAAGTTAAAGATTCTAACAATACAATCATTACAGATAGGTTTACAGTAGATAACGGTCAAAGAGATAATTTCTATGATGTAGGTAGAATTATTCTTAAACCTGGATTTGCAGACCCAGGAACAATTACAGTAGCATTTAAATATTGGCAACATGGTACAGGAGATTACTTTACTGTAAACTCTTATAGGAATGATACTAATACTACATATGATGAAATACCAACATTTAATTCTTCATACGGTCCAATTAAATTAAGAGATGCGATTGACTTTAGACCAAGAAAGGCAAATGCAGCCAATGACTTTACAAGTACTGGTGGTAGAAATGCTAGGCCACCTAAACCTAACTCAGCTACAACTTCTGAGCTTACTCACTTTATGCCAAGGATTGATAAACTATATGTAACTAGAGAAGGCGATTATAAAATTGAAAAAGGTATATCAGATTTAAATCCTAAAGCGCCACAAACACCAAACGATAGTATGGGCATATACGATTTAAAACTTGGACCATATATATTTGATCTTAAAGAATTAAAACCTGAGATTATCGATAATAGAAGATACACAATGAAAGATATCGGTCATCTTGATAAAAGAATTAAAAACCTAGAGTATTATACATCTTTATCTTTATTAGAACAATCAGCTGCTGATGTACAATTATTTGAAGGTAGTAATCCAAGATTAAAAAATGGATTCATAGTAGATGGATTTAGAGGGCATGGTATTGCTGATGTATCTAATCCTGACTATGCAGCTTCAATTGATAAAACAAATGGAATATTAAGACCGCAGTTTGATGAAAGAAATGTTAACTTAATAAGAAAGACTGGTGACTCAGGTAATTGTGTTAAGAATGCTTCTATAGTAACTATGGAAATGGAAAGTACTGATAAAGTATTTGTTGACCAACCATACTCATCATTCGCTTCTAATGTAAACCCTTATAATGTATTTACATGGGGTGGTATGATAGAGCTTTCTCCAGATTCTGACGAATGGAAAGAAACAGATGTAAGACCACAAATCATTGTAGATGATTCAGATTCATTTGATCAATTTAGAGAAATGGCTGAAGAGCTTGGTATTCTTGGTACAGTGTGGAACGAGTGGCAAACAAATTGGACAGGATCTGAAATAAACGAAAGAGGTGTTAGAGATATTGAAGACGAACAAATATGGTGGAGACGTTTTGGTAACTTTAATAGAAACGCAAGAACAATAACTGAAACACAACATCAATCTAGGACTGGGCTTAATACAGAATTAACATTCGATACAGTAGAAAGGTCAACAGGTCAAAGAGTTGTTGAAATTAACTTTGTACCATTTATCAGATCAAGAGAAATAAACTTTAAGGCTCAGTTAATGAGACCTAACACTAGAGTATATCCATTCTTTGATGGTGTAGATGTATCTAGTTTTGTAAGAGAAGAAACATTTAGTAATTCTAATCCGTATGAATTCTCTGATCAAACAAATGTAGTAAC